TGTATTAAAGACATCATTAGTTATTGAATAATCAATTCTTACCGTGGCTGTATACTCCGTTACATCTTGATTTGTCATTTGTAATTCAGGATTAACAACATTTCCCGCAGTTGTTACTGTTGCACCTGCCGCTTCACCAGTTGGTGCCGTAATAGAAATATTTGTTAATTGTAACTGAGGCATGAATTTTTCAACAGAATCTCTAATTTCAGATTCAATATTTTTAAATGTTGGACCATCCAATGGTTCAAAAATATATTCCAATAATGCGGTTCCAAAATCAGGTAAAAAATATCTAGTACCTTTTCTTGTTAATAACAAGTGAATCAAATTACTCCTGATTTCTTCAGCAGGGTAATCTGAAAGGTCCAAATACTTACCATTATACGATTCTACAAAGGGAAACGTTAATCCATATGTTTTACCATCAGCCATTGTCTATAAATATAGTTGTATCATGTTTTTTATTGAATGGTTAAACTCACTTGATGTTCAACAATCAAATTACAAAGTTTAATAAACTCATCATGTGATGTTGTGTGTTTCATAACATTTATTTCTTTTAATACCCATTGTACATTCCCAACAATATATCCTAAATTAGAATCTATTCTATCTAAAGAAGCATTAATTGGTGTTCTATTATCACCTGTTTTCGGGGTTAAAATTAAATGTTTTCCAGTATAAGGACATTTTTTATTTTGATTTAAATATACCTCCCACAAATATTCAATAGTTACATTAAAATCAATACCTCTTTTTTTTGCTATTTTACTATAATGACCTACTGTTCTTCCGTTTATATTTTCATAACCTGACCAATTACCATTGTTTTTTCCAAGATTTTTTTGACATCCACAACTTTTTATTCTACCACGAGTTACATCAGGTTTTCTATGTTTAGTAATATTTCCACATAATAAACACTTAAAATTCCAATATTGTACTTTATTGGTGTGTGAATAGTCAACTCCAATTAAATTATTAAACTGTTGATTAGTTATGTCTAAACTTTTTTTCATATTTATAAATATGGTTTTTGTTGTGAAAAACTAATCATCAATATCCTTTTTAATATTTTTATTATTTTTTACATGTTTTGGTTCGTAAGCACAGTGCCTACAAAAATTACCACAACAATGTCCACGACTCAAATGAAATTCTTTTGTGAAGACATATTTTCCGTCTTCAATATAAAACGAAGAAGGGAAGAGCGTTAGCTCCTCCCCCCCGTTATTATTGTTTTGATGTTTATTACTTGATTTCACAAGCTCCACCAGCACAAGCCAATTCACCACTCAAATCTGTGTTGTCTTGTAATTCAACAACTTTTGATAAATCAATTGAGCTAAGTTTAGAGAACAATCTGTCGTATTCTTCTTTTGTACAATCCTCAAACGGTGCTTGAATGTAACTTCCTCCATCATAAGGTAATACAGACAAACCGTTATAGAAATCACGATTTTCCCACATCCACTCACCCGCCAATTCCCAATCTTCGTTTTTCAAACTGATTGTTGCTGATACGTTGTGTGTGTTTGAACCAGTTCTGTGACCAGGTCTTACCCACTCTTGTGTAATTTTCTTAACACGGTCCAACAATTGGAATGGAGATTCTGTTCTCAAAATCGCACCTTCAGGAGATTTTTGTGGAACTGAAATAACTGCCGTGTCGTGTGGACGGAAGAATTCATCTTCAACCAACTCAGGGTGATACATCGCCAAGTATTGGTAGATTGCTTCGTTCTTACCAACACGGACTCTACGGATGTAGTAATCATTGTGCCATGCGTGGATACCTGAAGATGTTCCCAATGTCAGAGATGTTGTCCCTGCAGGTTTTACAGTAGTTGTACGAGCCGACTTGTTAACACCAATCATCTCAGCAACTCTTGCGTTTTCTTCTTTTACAAGTTTAGCAGCTTCTTTCATGTTATAACCCAATACAACACCTGAACCGATACCTGTCATAGATACACCAATCAACGCTTCTTTTTCAGTTGTACGTTTCCAAATATCTCTCAAGTAATGGAAATCAGTATAACCCGCTTGAAGTGTTCCGATGAATGCCGCCGCTTTAACACGATTATTCAAGTCCTCTTGTGATTCAATGTCAGAAACATTTACCTCACACAAATTACAGAACTGATTTGGTCTAAGTGCGATTTCACAACATGGGTTTGTTCCCCAATCTTTATCGTTGGTGAAATAGATTCCAGGTTCACCTGCTCCTGATGCTTCAACCCTTTTCCACAAGTCCATGAAGAAATCTTTTGTAATTTTATGTCTAACCAAAGCTGCTGAATTGTTTGCTCTTCCCCTTTGTGGGTTTGTTTCCCACCAAGCACCTGACTTACAAGCAATCATTTCGTTGTCATCAGCTGAGAACAATGATATCAAAGCCGCTCTACGAATACCACCTGCAAGAACTGCATCTGCGATGTGACAAATCATATCGTGAACCTCAATTGATGACAATCTTTCACCATCTTCTTTCGCATCCAACATACCTTTCAATTTGTGAATACAGTCTTTCAAAGGTTGAGGACCCGGTGCTTTACCACCTGAAGTCACAAGTTGTGCTCCTTTTGGTCTAACATCTGAAAAATCAAAATCAGGTGTTGACAAGTTCTCACCAAAGTAAGATTTCATCAATACTTTGATTGCATCTGCCCAACCTTCAATTGAATCACCAACTAAGAATCTTCTTGTTCTGTTTGGTTTTGGTTTTCTAATTTCAGGAAGTTTTTCTACGTGGTGTTTTTGAACTGAGTATCCAACACCAGTTCCTCCCAACAATAAAAACATTGTTTCTGAAAATGCGTCCAAATGGTCAATAGGAAGGTAAGCACAGTTGTAGATTCTGTTTGGAGAAATCTCAATTGGTTTACCACCAAATTGCATTGACCTCATTGAGGGTAATACTTTTTTATCATACACATATTGATATACGTCCACAATCTCACTTGCAATGTGGGGGTATTTCTTAATATGCATATTCATGTTTCTTGTTACAAGTTCTTCCCAAGTTTCTCTTCTTTCCAACTCAGGGATGAATTTTGCGTACTTCATGTAGACTGTTAGGTCTGACAATATCTTTTGTGATGCGTCCATTTTATTTAAAATACAGTTTTTTTTTATTAATTAAAGTTATTTGGTTGTTGTACTCGCTCTTTTCTTTTTTCCATAAGTTCTTTGATTCTATCTCTGTTCTTTTCTTCTTTCTTTTCTTCAAATCCTAAGAAGGTGACAGAACTTTCTGTATCAATCTCTAACAATTCGTTATTGAACTTACAGTTTTCAAATATAACACCATCTTTACCCACACGAGACTTGGTAATTGCGATGGTTGCCAAATTCATTTCTTTTTGTTGTAAAGTTTTAGCCACGGAAATGATAACGTGTCCAACTTGTGCCTTTTTAATAGAACCACCCATTTGGTCGGTGGTAACAACCTCAGAAGATATAGAGCTTCTGTTACCCTGTGTTGCGGTCCACCCCACTACGCCAAGTTCATGACACATAGCTTCGTAACCTCTCATAACGGAACCCTCACTTTTCCACTCGTCCCCCATATTTTTGTCAGGTACAATACAATCAATATAATCTAAAACAATCATATCAATCTTATGTCCATCAGCAACCATCTTTCTAATCATGTTCTTGATTTGAGTCATTGTAAATTGGTCTGAAGGTAGTTTTTTCAAGAACAATTTGTTGGTCATTTCTTCTTTGACCTGACGTGCTTTTTCAAGAACTTCTTCACGGTGTAATGGGAGTTCATCAGGTGGTATACCTGTCCACATTGTGAAGTGTTTACGTTGAATTACTTTTGGATTGTCCTCAAAGAATAACTGAAGAACATTGTAACCGTTATTAAATGCTGAGTTAGCAATTTTTGAAAGGACTGTGGTTTTTCCTACACCTGTTGGTGCTAAGATTACACCCAATTCACCTTTTGCCAAACCACCTTTTAATAACTTGTCAATACCCGTAATTCCCATTGGGATTGGGTGACGGAAATCTTCATTCAAAACATCTTCCAAGTTTTGGAAAACATCTTCAAT